TAGCGGTGGTATAGGCACCATTGAATATGCTACTGAGATCAAACGCCATTAGATAGGATTCCCCATTTGATCATATTGAATTTCGGATACTGATGTAATTCGTTCAACAGTAGGTGCAGTGACAACTGGAGCTGTTTTTGGCTGAGAGGTAACTGTGGCTTCCCGAGCGGTGTCGACCGCAGCCGGGGCTGCAACTGATCCGTTTAACAATTCCCCCACGGTTTCGCCCACCAAGTTAAAAGAGAATGGAACCGATCCGCGACTAGAGCCAAATCCTATTTGGTACGGGGCTGGAACACCCTTAACGCGATATTCTACCGCGCGATTGGCGCTGGTAAAAGTTAAATTTTCCATTATAAATGGATAAAATTTTTCTATAACTGCATTTTTATCGGTTCTGTTTATTTTGCCATTTAGGCCGCCGCGGGCTGGATACACTAAGTTACCATTCTCGTCATAGCCATAAAATCGAACAGCCAGACAATATTGTGCTAACAGATAATTAACCTGATCGGTATTGCCAAGTTGTTTGTACATGGTATTAACTGCATTATATAAATTTTGTATCAACGTAATACCGTTTGGTTCTGTCACAGTGAATGATAATGCAAAAGCCGAATGTGCAAAGTTTGTTCCATACAAATTACACTCACTTTCAATTTCCAAATTATCTAAATAATAGTCAAGGTTAAAAATTTGATTGTTGGAATCTTTGCTGTATCGTTGAGCGGTAGGAATACCACCGCTTTGCATTAGTAACTTCCAGGTAGAAACATTTTTTTGCCCAGTTCTTTCTAGTGTGGCATAATCAGTTGGGGTTAACAAATACCAACTAATTGCATAGGTATAGCTGGCATAATTGTCCAATACATTGGGTTGCGGTATAATTGCCCCTTGAAATTTATTATTAACAATTTGTTGAACGGTGTTGGTATTTGGTGCGGTATTATCGTCGCGTGGAGCAGAAGCACCTGGTTGCGTACTTGCAGAAGCCGGCGCATTGACTGTCCCGGTTAAGTCTTGGTTGGTGTTTGCGGCTTGAACAATTGGAACATTAGAGTTAGGCGGTGTGGCTTGTGAGTTAGTTGTTGTTAAAGTATCGGCGGAACTTCCGTTTGATGCCACGTACTGTGAATTTAAAAGTTGTTGATTTTGTTGTTCGACATTAACAATTCGACCATTAGCTGAAGTGGCTTGCGGTGGGTTTTGAATTCCGGCAGTGGCATCATCTTTTACAACTTGGCCAGTACTGGCCGGCGGTAATAAGCCTGCTTCGGCTGCAGCTACTGCAGCAATTTGTTCTTGTAATGTTGGAACCGCCATGTTAGAATCCTAACGCTGTTTGTAGTGTAGTGATTTTAGGCAGATAGATGATAGTATCCGCTTTAAAATCTAGTGGCGGCTTAGTTAAGGTATTAGGGTTGCGTTGATAAAATACCCACCAGAGGCTAGAATTATCGTATAAGTCAAATGCTAACAGGTCTGGACGATATTGATAGGTAGTGTTTATCTTGAATACCTGGTCATCTGATTGAGGAGGTATTGGCCGGTTAGTCATTGTTTCTAAAAAAAACTGACTATATCCAGTAAGGTAATAAGGACTTGTTGAGTCGTAGTTGGCCATTACCAGAATCCTCCTTTTAGTAAATCACCATTGGCAAATCCTTTAAGACTAAACTGGTTACTAACTTGATTACGACTTTGTATCGGTAATAAGGTCAATTGAATTTCCATTTTAGTCGGTACATAGGTCGGACGATTTAATCCTAAAGTTGGAGGAGCAGGCGGATTTGTTACTGCTCCTTTAGTCAAAAATGCGGCCGCCAATCGATTGATACTGCCAAAAATGCTATTAGTTGCCACACTTTGACGATCGCGAATACTGGTCAAGTTTAACCCAACATTATTAGGACTTCCGGCGCGGATATAGTCAACATCAGCTGGCAAGTTATAAGCAAAGTTACTAATCAAACAAGAATGCTCTCTAAATTGATAATCACCAAATCCTGACAAATAAACCACTGGTGGTGGGCTACCGCGTTCGGCGTCTTGTCCATAAAACATTTTAGTTGCAGAGCGTAAAAAATGTATTACGGCTAACAAGTAATTAGCATCGTTGGTGTCTTGAGCTGTAAAGTTTGCGGTTAACTGTATAGCATCTACATAACTACTTTGATAAAAATATCCTTTGTAATTGGAGTGCGTTAATTCGTATGGGCTGTAAGTCGCACGATAATTTGTGCTTATTGCTGGAGTGTACGGAAATATAATTCCGTCGGTTACCTGTAGCGGTTTTAAAATTCCAGGATTACTTGCATTATACAAATACTTGCTTTGTGGTGCTAGACGTAATCGTACTCGCCAGTCACCGTTGTTAATTTGTTTGCGTTGGTCGGCGATGGTTTGTTGTTGTTGGGCTCCTTGGACCAAGCCTTGAATATTGGCACTGGCGGCAGCGCCGTCGGCAGATGTTCCTGTTCCGGTATTTGTTGTATCGGTTCCGGCAGTGTCTGTTGTGCCTGTGCCATACCCCTGTGTATCCGATACCGGCGCATCCGTGGCAGTTATAGACCCATCTGTTCCTGTGGCTAATACACTACCATCGTCAAATGTTTGTAAAGTTGTTCCGTCATCAAATGTCTGTGTACTCGTTCCAAAATTTGTATCGCCTGCTGACGTTGCAATGTCAGTTGCTGATACCCCTGCGTTATCTGTAAACTGTCCATAGCCTTGAGTATCAGCAACTGGAGCATCTGTAGCTGTTATACCGCCATCTGTTCCTGTGGCCAACACCGATCCATCATCAAATGTTTGTAACGTAGTGCCATCATCAAATGTTTGTGTGGTTGTTCCAAAATTTGTATCTATTGGGGTTGTTGCAATATCGGTTGCATTTATATTGGCATTATCCGTAAATTGACCGTACCCTTGGGTATTATCTACAGGGGCCGGCGATGTATCTATTTGGTCAGGAGGAACTATACTTTCTCCTGGTGCCAAACTTGCTTGCGGGTCTACGGTAGGATTAACTTCGCCGGCGTTGTAAACAACTTCAGTTGGCGGAAGGTCTGTTACGGCTACTGTACCAGCGTCAGTTGTTTGAGTAACTGCACCTGTAGTTTCATTGACTGTAGTAGTTGTTCCAGCATCAGTCGGAGCAGGTGCTGATGATACGCTTCCGTCTGTGCCGGTGGCCAACACCGATCCATCATCAAATGTTTGTAACGTAGTGCCATCATCAAATGTTTGTGTAGAAGTGCCTGCATTTGTATCTGCTGGACTAGTAGCAACATCACTTGCTGGCACTGTCTCCGGCACAGGTGTAAGTGCGTCTACTAAATTTGGTTGTGTTGTTAACGGAGGTAAATCAAGTCTGGCACGAATATAAGGGTCGGTTGCATCGGCGCCGCCAAGTGCTGTTAATTGTTCTGCGGTTAATCCTTCTCGAGCTTTGGCTTGAACATCAGACGACGAGGTATTAAGATTATTTCCTTCAATGGCATTAGTGGCACTAACACTACCATCTGCACTGGTTGTTAAAACAGATCCATCGTCAAATACTTGTGTTGTTGTGCCTACTTCGGTTGGTGCAGGGGACGAAGTAATGCTGCCATCTGTACCTGTGGCCAACACCGATCCATCATCAAATGTTTGTAACGTAGTGCCATCATCAAATGTTTGTATGCTTGCACCATAATTGGTTGGTGCAGGAGTTGTATCAACAGAACCAACAGCGACATTTGCATTATCCGTAAATTGACCGTACCCTTGGGTGTTGTCTACTGGTGCGTCAGTTGCAGTTAAACTACCATCTGTTCCTGTAGCTAAAACTGATCCATCGTCAAATGTTTGTAGTGTTGTACCGTCGTCAAATACTTGTGTAGTTGTGCCAGCATTGGTTGTGCTAGGAGCAGTAGTTACAGAACTATTAGGCACTGTGTTAGGAGTACTTGAACTAAAAAAATCAGAAATAGCATTACCGACGTTGCCTGCCGCAACTTTGATGTCGCCGATTGCTGTAGTTACTACATTTCCTATGTTGCCAAAATTAACATTACCTATAGCGCCAGATAAGGTTTGAACTTCTGACAATGGTGGCAAATCTAATCTGGCACGAATGAACGGATCTGTGGCATCAGCAGCTCCTAACAATGCTAACTGATCAGCAGTTAACCCTGCTCTAGCTGCATCTTGGGCATTAACCACATAATCTACTGTAGCTGGTGATGGCACCGATGTTACACCACCATCTGTAGCGGTGGCCAACACTGATCCATCGTCAAATGTTTGTAATGTAGTCCCATCATCAAATGTTTGTATGCTTGCACCATAATTTGTATCTGGGGCTGATGTTGCTACTTGCGGATAATTGTTAGCTAATGTTTGCCCTGGACTAGTATTGGTAGTATTTGGCGTTAAAATTGTAGAGGTAGAAGTAGGTGTAACAGTAATATTTCCGCCCGCTGGCGCAGTAAGTTGTTGCGCGGCAATGGTCAGCTCTGGATAGATATTATTAGCAATGGTATAGTCGTCAAATTGCTGTTGGGTTACCTCAACTATCTTTCCGTTAATGTTTATGTACGGCATTATTCAGTCCTGTTATCCATATATTTACCGCAAGAAAAAACGGCATATTTAATGATTTGAGGTTGACAACTGTGGTTTTTATGCTACAATAAATATATTATTAGGAGGTTTATTCTTGGCCACGCCCATCACAAAAACACCAGCAAAAACAAATTATCTCAACAATAGAGATATTTTAAAACAAATTCACCTAAGCAAAAATACCTATTGTAGTTACACAGATCCTGTGTTAGATCACCAATACGATATCATTTTGCCTACAGTAGAAAAGATTAATCAACGCACTATTGCAGAAGCTCGTCGCAATCGGGCCGACAGATTCAAGCGCGAAGGTATCATTATAGATCCTAAAAAGATCCCAAACACTGACTTAGTTTTCCGCATTACTATGTGGGAGCACATACCTATGGCACCCAAAAAAATACCCAAAACTGCGACTAAAAAGAAAAAAATTGAAGATATTTTTGAGTTAGAATTAGAGTCAGAAGATCCGTTAGCCGACTTAATTGATATTCCTGTGCTGGACCCTAAACATATACGTTTGCCGTTCCCACCATTTTATCACTATCGTATTGATGAAAGCAAGGTACCTTTCCAGGTGGGCAAGAGCCACTGGATTGGCGATTTTGAAACAGGTGAGTTTAGTAAAGATCACGGCGCAATGACCCGCACCTTGGCTACTATGTTTATGAAGTTATGCGAGCGTTACGCTACTAGATCGAACTGGCGTGGATACACTTACAACGAAGAAATGCGTGGGCAAGCTCTATTACAGCTCAGTCAAATTGGTTTACAATTTGACGAGTCTAAGTCACAGAATCCGTTTGCATATTATACTGCGGCTATTACCAACTCATTCACTCGTATTTTGAATTTAGAAAAGAAAAATCAAAATATTCGCGATGATATGTTAGAGCAAGCCGGATTGAATCCAAGTTGGACACGACAGAACGCAGGCAAGAAAGATCCTAATTTTGGAGCAGTTGTTACTATCACTACGCCTGATTAATTGTCATGACAAATCGAATTATTATTGTGGGTTGCTCGCACAGCCACAAGTCTGGATTTACAGAAAAAAATATTCATAAACATTATTCTGCTCTTTTAAAAAATAAAACTGGGCGTGATATTGTTAATTTGTCCATTGGGGGTATGAGCAATCATGAAATTTTTTTGAGAGCATTAGAATATGCCACCATTGGTGATATTGGTGAACATGATGTATTGTTAGTACAGTGGACTAGTTTGCATAGACTATGGGTTTATCAACAAGATAATAATGTTGATGACTTTACACAAGTTTTACCTCATCCAGTTGGAACTAATCCCGATCTAGCATGGCCATTATATAAAACATATTCTGCACACTACTGTAATGATTACATGGCACTAAAGTTTTGGTTTGAGTACATGATTTCTTTACAGGCTATATGTAGATTAAAAAACATTAACTATATGTTTGTAGCTGGGTTTGATAATTTACTTGGTGAGCTTGATGTTTATAGAAATCAAACTATTACTTCTTTGCCAGATGTTAATCTCCACAAAGACTTAAGGAAAATACTTGATTTTGATAATCGACCAGATTGGTACATATTAAAGAAATTAAATGTTTTGTTGGACTTGTATAATCAACTTGATTTTAGTAATTGTTTAAGGTTTGGCGACTTTTATTTTGGCAAATTCAAATTAGATTTTGCCGACGATGGGTTACATTTTGGGGAACAATGCCATATTATGTGGACGGAAGAGATTTTAAATCACCTATCTAAGATGCCAGTTTCGTTGTAGTTTACAATTTATTAGTGTATAATTTAAAAATATGACAAACCTATTCCGTAAGGCGGCTGTCTGCACAGACATCCATTGGGGCCTTAAATCTAACAGTTTAGTACACAATCGCGATTGCGAAGCATTTATTGATTGGTTTATTGCCAACGCTCGAGAGGAAGGTTGCGAAACTGGAATGTTCCTAGGGGATTGGCATAATCATCGTGCCAGTATTAATTTACAGACCTTACAGTTTAGCGTACAGGCATTGGAGAAACTAAGTCGTGCTTTTGATAAGTTTTATTTTATTCCTGGCAATCATGACCTGTATTATCGTGATAAACGTGACATCCACGGTGCTGAATGGGCCAAACATATTCCTAATATTGTTATTGTTAATGATTGGTTTCATAGTGACGATGTCATTATTGCTCCTTGGTTGGTAGGCGATGATCACAAAAAATTACATAAAATGCAGTCCAAGTATATGTTTGGACATTTTGAATTGCCACACTTTAAGATGAATGCCATGGTAGAAATGCCTGATCACGGCGAAGTTAAAGTAGAAAGTTTTGGCGGCATTGAAAGTGTTTTTAGTGGGCACTTCCATTTACGTCAAAGCCGTAAAAACATTAGCTACATTGGTAATTGCTTTCCGCATAACTTTGCCGATGCCGGTGACGACCAGCGTGGCATGATGGTCTTAGAGTGGGGTCAACCCGAACAGTATTATGCCTGGCCTGGACAACCGTTGTATAAAGTTATGAAATTGTCGGAAGCTATTGATGGCGGTGGCCGTGTTCTTAAACCCAATATGCATGTTCGAGTAGAACTAGACATTGATATCAGCTACGAAGAAGCAAACTTTATCAAAGAAACATTTATTCGTGATCATAATCTTAGAGAAATGGCGCTTATTCCGGTTAAAAGTTCGGCTGTGGATATGGACATGGCCCCGGGCGATGTTACATTTGAAAGCGTTGACCAAATTGTCACAGATCAATTGACCAATATTGAAAGCGAGTTTTACGATAATCGATTGTTGTTAAAAATATATCAAAATTTATAATGGAATTTCATTCAGAAGATGGGCAGGTGGATGCAGAGTTTTTATCTGCACTAAAAGAAAAATATAAAATATCCAATATTTTTTGTCTTGAAAATTACGACCGGGATTTCAATCGCCTACGGCAACATTTGCAATCACTAAAAAAGGAAGTGTACGATCCTAACGACCGTATTATTGTAGTTCAATTTGATACTGATTACTATATTGACGAACGTGTAGGAATTAATTTAATAAATTTGTTCACAGTTTGGAAGGAAATAGATATCCCACTTTGGGTCATGATCTATTACACAAATCACATAGGGGTCTCGCAAGAAATAGATCATATTTGCCGGTACAGTCATGTCAACGATCGACCAACTGTGATTGAAACTTTTTTTAATCCTCTAAATTATGTCTCCGGTAGCTATCCTACAGATCTTAATTTAGATGTTGAATCAATTAAATATCATGCCTTGTGTATGATGGGTGGCACTGGTCGCAGTCATAGATTTGCGTTGTATAATCACATAAAGCATTTAGCCACACGCATGGTTTTGACATTTCGAGGAGTAAGTCAATGAATTTTATTTCTCCAATTCCGTGGAGTAGAATAAATGATCGATGGGTACGAACCTCGCGGATCAACGCACGTCCTGCTGAACAAACTATAACCCATCCATTACTAAGCAATGGAAAAAGTTTTAACCTGTACGCTGATTTTTATTCGAATATTGCCTTGGATGTTGTAACCGAAACAGTATTTCATTACCCATATCCTTATATCAGTGAAAAAACACTACGACCATTTGTGTCTAAACGAATGTTTATAATTTTAGGGCCTGCTAACACATTAAAAACTTTACACAACAAAGGATTTGAAACTTTTGGGGATTTTATCAATGAAGATTATGATTCAATACATGATCCAGAGGAAAGGTTTTTATTAGTAGTACAAGAAATTGAAAGATTTTGTCAGCATGATCTAAGCAAAATTAAACAATATTATTTGAATAATCAACAAAAATTTGAACACAATTCAAATCGATTATCACAATTACATCAAGAAGAACTGAAACAACTAAAATTGACCTTAAGTAAAAACACACATGATTCAGATTAAAAACTTAACCGTAAAAAACTTTATGAGTATAGGAAACTCTACTCAGGCCATTGACTTTGATCGTCGAGATCTTACATTGGTATTGGGTGAAAACTTAGATTTAGGTGGCGACGGCAGTAGGAATGGTACTGGTAAAACCACAATCATTAATGCTCTTAGCTATGCGTTATACGGCACGGCATTGAGCAATATTAGAAAAGATAATCTTGTAAACAAAACCAATGGTAAAAACATGTTGGTTAGTTTAGACTTTGTTGTAGGCACACAAGAATATAAAATTGAGCGTGGTCGCAAGCCTAATGTCTTAAAGTTTTATGTTAACAGTCAAGAACAGGAAATTACAGACGAAGCACAGGGCGATAGCCGAGAAACACAAGACGCTATTGAACACACGCTAGGATTAAGTCATGATATGTTCAAGCATATCATGGCCTTAAACACTTATACAGAACCGTTCTTAAGTCTAAAAGCCAACGATCAACGAACGATTATTGAACAGTTACTTGGTATTACCATGTTAAGTGAGCGTGCCGACCGGATTAAAGAACATAATCGTAATACCAAAGATGGAATTACGCAAGAAGAGTTTCGTATTCGTGCAGTACAAGAAGCCAACAAACGTATCGAGGAGCAAATTGAAGCACTCAAACGTAGACAAGGCATGTGGGTAACTAAACATGAAGAAGAGAAAACAAAACTTGAGACCGCGCTGGCGAGCCTCAAAGAGATTGACATTGAATCAGAAATTGCGGCGCACAAGGCACACGAGGCTTGGGATCAGCGCAGGAAAGATATCAACGAATTATCGAGCGCAATTGGCCGCGCAAAACTTGATAAGGACCGAGAGACCAAGGCCGTGGTCAAACTGGAGAAGGAAATTGCATCTCTCGAGGATCATACATGCCATACATGCGGTCAAGCCTTCCACGACCAAAAGCACGAACAAGTCCTGGCGGGCAAGCAGAAAGATTTGGCAGTGGCAAGAGAAGCAAGCACAGAGCACACACAACTCTTATCAGAGCTGGAGACTGCCCTCAAAACCCTGGGCGACTTAGGAAGACCGCCTACTATGTTCTACGACAAGGAAGAAGATGCTATTAAGCATCAGACAAATTTAACCAACTTACAAACACAATTGGTTTCTAAGGCAGCCGAAGTAGATCCATATGTTGAACAGATCGACGATATGCAAAATCAGGCATTACAAGAGGTAAACTATGATACTCTTAATGAACTAACACGCCTACAAGAACACCAAGAGTTCTTGCTTAAACTGCTGACCAGCAAAGATTCTTTTATTCGTAAAAAGATCATTGAGCAAAATCTTAGCTATCTAAATAACCGTTTGACGTACTATTTGGATCGTATTGGCTTGCCACACACAGTGGTATTTCAAAACGACTTAACTGTTAGCATTGAAGAATTAGGCCGCGAGTTAGATTTTGATAATTTATCTAGGGGTGAGCGCAATCGTTTGATCTTAAGTATGTCATGGGCATTTCGTGATGTGTTTGAATCGCTGTATCAACCCATTAATGTGTTGTTTATTGACGAGATGATTGACAACGGTTTAGATACACAAGGTGTTGAAAGTGCTCTGGCATTACTTAAACAAATGAGTCGGGAAAGACACAAGAGCATTTGGCTAGTGAGTCATAGAGATGAGCTGGCTGGGCGTGTGGAGAACATACTTAAGGTTGTTAAGGAAAACGGTTTTACTAGTTATAATACTGATGTAGAAATTGCATGAGTTGAGGGATAAGATGATAACTATAAGTCCATGGTATGGCTTTACGAAAACAAACAAATCGATGTTTTGCCCGAAGAGTGTGTTGGTTTTGTATATTTGATTACAAATAACTTGACCGGCAGAAAATACATTGGAAAAAAATTAGCAAAATTTAGCAAGACAACATATAAAACAGTAAAACTTAAAAACGGCAATAAGAAGCGCAAGAAAATCAGAAGCAAAATTGACTCAGACTGGCAACTATATTACGGATCAAGTCCGGAATTAACCAAAGACATAGAGCAACTAGGACCAGGCAACTTTACTCGCGAAATATTATACTACTGTAGGTCTAAATCCGAATGTAGTTACGTAGAAGCTCGCGAACAATTTTCACGACGTGTATTAGAAACAGATGATTACTACAACGGGCACATTCAGGTGCGTGTGCATGGTAGTCATATTAAAAGAAAGATTTAAGCAACATGACACATACATTATTTGCTGGGTGCTCGCTCACCCGTGGGAACGGGTTCGAACTGTTAAAAGCCGAGCCAGCTCTCTGGGTTAATTTACTTCATGCAAATAATGTATATTTTAAAAATACTAAATTGTTAAATGTTAGCCGCGGCGGGCTTTCGAATGCCAGTATTTTTCAAGAAGCAGTATATGGCATGTTACATAATGATATAAAATATGCAGTAGTACAGTGGACTAGTATGCCAAGATATAACATGTCTTTGGGGTTAGAGTTGTATGAAACTAGTGCTAGTTTTATGCCTAATGCGTTCATGTTACCGTGTAATCTTAATGACATAAATTATTCTAGCGAATATTTAAATTCAATACGTGATCGATTTACCTCCTTGGCAAATGATCATTTTGAAATTTGGTCGCTTGTTAGTTATGTTAATTCGTTAACAAAGTTAGCAAAATTAAACAACACACATCTTTTCTTTATTAACGGCTTGTGCCCGTGGGATGATAATTATTTTACTGAATTATCAAATGTACTTCCTGATGCATATACTGAATATACTAAAAAACTGTTACACGTTGATACTCGCTCTGACAAAGAAATTTTTAAACTATACGATAAAATACACAAGGAATACAACGATTTAGGCACTATACAATCAACACATTGGCTTAACTTATATCAATCAATGGGCGATCTTAAAGAAGATGTAAATTTAGATGGATTGCACCCGGGCGTTAAATCAAATCAAGCATATTATCAGATTTTTAATCAAGCAATAACCACAAAACTTCAATCAACTAACCAAGGCAACTAAACGACTCTGTTTGATCTAGGCAGCTAGATCCGCAAGGAGGAACGGTGAGATACCCGGTCCGGATAATCTTGTGTGTCAAAGGCAATTGCTAACTTAAGGCAACAAATGGTTTGGGCTCCGTTGAAAAAGACACGACCCATGCTCATAGGACTTGGATTTATTATTGGGTCACTAGGGTTCCGTTGATTTGTGAAGCTAGAGTAAGGGGTACCGGTCAACCGCCTCTGCGTAGAAATACAATCTCTTTATAATAAATGACTGCTGTCACTCGGATAATGTGTCAAGGTCAATTCACCGTGCATACGGTGAATTGTGACCACATAATCTGGATAATGCGTTAGAAAAACAATCATGTCTGAGTGCAACGAAAGACATAGATTAGCGTAGCTAATCTCTTAGTACCGTTCAGAATGTATCAGGATAATCACGCCATAAGGCATGCTGAATGTCACTTGCAACAAACTGATTAAAACTACGGTGCTTGTCTTCGAGTTCACCTTCTAACGGTGCGACCCGTCGGAATGCTTCGTCAATTTGTGCCATGCCATTGAACTCCATAATGATAAACCATTCTGGCATATCTGCTACACTTCTAAAACCCATCTTACACCGAGTGATTCTAAAAGATAACATTTTACCTTCATCTACGAGATGTTGCAAGAATCCACGCATGTTGTCTACAAATTCTTTATCTGAAATATCACCTTCTTTGTTTGCCCATATTGTATAGAGATCTGCCATTATTTTGTCCTTGAGTAATAATATACATATATAATTATATGAAAATAAAGTTTGAACATAATTTTGGCCAGCAAGAACAAGGTGAATTCTTTCATTTTGGATGTGAACTAATCGACGTTGAATTAATAGAACATAATGCGGCTCTAGAGATGGGGTTTTTACAAACTATACGAGATAATCAAATACGCTGGTATCAAAGCCGCAGTACACGAGTAGCAACAGTTAATACTGATTATGCCATGCTAGATACTGCCTGTGAGTTAGTTGACCCTACCGCAGGCCAGTTTACAGAAATGGATCATATCTATACTAGCTACTGTTATTATAAAAAATTTAAAAAATATTTTGAAGTAGGACAACGGCTAAGTGGTGATCGTTTTATGGCCTACTATCACGATGACATTTTTGTAGCGTGGGCAAAGTTGCGTCACTATTCACCTCAGGCTATTGAAACTAGTTTGTTTGTTTGGGATTACAGTTTGCCGGCTACTAAATTGGGCTCGCGCAGTCTAGAACACGAAATTGCCTGGGCTAAAAACAACAACTATGAGTATGTGTATCTAGGACCTGGATACGAACGTAGTTCAATTTACAAAGCTGACGTACAAGGATTTGAATGGTGGAACGGAGACGTTTGGTCTCAAGACGTAGATCAATATGTCTGGCTATGTAAACGTGACAGTAAAATTAAGTTACCCGTGGATCTTTACGGTGTTTGAACAAGTCCTGTAAGTAATCTTCCGGCCATGTATCATAAAAGCCCTTCTTGGCAACAAGTTGGGCTTTTTCATTTAAGTCACTGAGTGATTGTACTAGTGCAAGTGCATAAGTGCCTTGATTCATACAAACACCGTTTACAACTTCAGGGTCACCAGGGTGATCTTCTAATGCCAGTATATTGTTGCGTAGTAGTGCTTCTTCGTTGGCAGCAGCAATGTCACTGGTAAATTGTGAATAAAAGAATTCGTTTGGATCATACACAAGTATAAGCACACTCTTGCCACCCAGCCCATCCTTGGCAATGTTGATTAGATCAAAGTAAGGATTAACACCAATTCTAACTGTAAAGTCACGATCTAGTCTGGCCTTGCGAGCATACGGGCACGGAGCCCAACCGCCTAACGCAGGATGAGGAACTTCTACAAAGTCCACTATCCAACGTTCTATATCTTGTTTTACTGTATCTATGTCTAACATTAAAAGAATGGCAATCCAGATTTTTTGGTTGTTTCTAAATTTTCTTTAATTAACGTACCCAAAGAAGTACGCTCATTAATACTAAGTTGTAACACATGTTCATACGACATTCCGCCTCGCATGTACCAAGACATCCGCATCGCCTCCTGTCTAATTTCGTTAGCTTCTTTTTCCATCTGGTCAATCATTTGGGAAATTTGACCAGAATCCAAGACTAGGAGGCGGCTACGAAAAAATTAGTCATGTCCAGTGTAATAGTTTGTTGATATTTGTTTTTACAAGTTTCTTCGGGGCAAGTAAGTTCAAATGGTTGCATTTCGCTTTGCTCTTTAAACTCGATAATGTGATCACGAATTTTATTAAATAGTGTACGATCACAATTTTTTAAGAATTCTATTACATACTCAGATTCGTTAACCATTGCGCCTGGAGTTTTTATAGCTGAAATACTTTGAGCCAGTGCTCGTACTGTAATCTCGGTAATTTTCTTTAACGCTGTACCCATCATTGCTAGTTTTTCTTCCTCAGGGGCAGTAGATTCCGGCATCATCTGCATGAGTTTTTGTTCCTCAAATTGTGCCTGATTATTATCGTTAAGATTTCTATAAGTCATTGGGCGGAAGTAAATCTCTAAATCACCGTGGGTAACACTCTTAGAATAGTCTGGTGCTCGCATACGGTCTAGTACTGACCGTAAATCAATAGTATGATCGTGGGCCTTGCCACACACAGGGCAAGTGCTTTCAAAGTCCATGTTATGACCAAAACTAGCAATTCGAACCCCGACTAAAATACTGTCAACATCTATAGCAGGAATAACCCATGGATCGACAATATTGGGTACACAACTAGCTATAACATTAATAACAGCACTTCCGTTAAACAGTGCATCTGGAGTACGATAGGTAATTTCGTCAATGGCAGTCATTGGGTAAATTGGAATTTCGTTGTTAGGCGGCATGTTTATTTGGCCGTCTGGGTAATATTTTCCTTGGCTAGGTAATCGTAAGTAAATGGCCGGCTGCCGGAAATACTGACGTAAAGGGTTATTTGGGTTCATATTATATGCTCACATTTAGGTAGGTAAATATACTTATGGACAACAATCTGACACCAGAACAAATTGCCGCAGAACAAGATCGGCTAAACGCCATTCGAGACGGCACTGCCGGGCAAAAAGACTATAACGCTCAATCCAGAGCCATGATGGATGCCCTTAAAGGTCTGGGCAAAGCTACAGTAGATTATACCAAGCGCATGAATGATGGTGCTACTGGCGCACAAGAATTTAATGGCACAATAGATGCACTAGCTGACGGAGTTAAGGTTGTAACTAGTCTGTTGGTTGCTATGTCAGGCCCAATCGGGTTGTTAGTGGCCGCAGTTGGCGCCGCAACAGTTGGTGTATTGAAATATGGTAAAGCGGCAGCAAAACAAGCTGACGAACTTTTTAAAACTTACCAAGATCTTAACAAAGTAGGGGCCAGTGGGGCCGGAGGTATGCGTGATGTCTTTGACAACATGCAGAAGTTTGGTTACAACCTCAAAGAACTTGATAAGATGACCAATCTTATCGCTCAAAATTCTCAAACTTTAAGTAGATTTGGCGGAACAGTAGCACAAGGTACAAAACGATTTGCCAACTTGTCAGATGAACTAACCAAAGGCGATATTGGTCGACAGTTCCTAGCGGCTGGTATGGGGATTGATGATATTAATCAATCAGCTGCAACATACCTAAAACAACAAACTCAGTTAGGCGCCGCAAGAAAAAAAACCGATGCTGAATTAGCCGCAGGCGCAGCAGCATTAACCAGTGAGTTTGATACCTTGCGCAGACTTACCGGTGATACCATTGCAGAACAAAAGAAAAAGCAAGATGAATTGGTCCAGTCTGATGTAGGTAATCAAATTTTAGCAGATTTGCAAGCTCGAGCCGACAAAGGTGATGTAATAGCCGGCAAACAACTTGAAAAATTAAATGCAGTAATTCAACAAGTACCAGAAGGCCTGCGTTCGAAAGTAATCGGCAGTTTAGGCGGCAAGGTAGATCCGGCTGCCCAGCGAATTTTAGGACCAGCACTAAACATGATTCGTGATGAAGGTGCCAGTCGCGAAGATACAATTAATGCTATGCGAGAAAATCAAAATCGCATGTTAGAAATTAATCGAGGTGCTGCTAGAATGGGCAGTACTGCTCTTACTGGCGGAGTTCCAATTTATCAATTAAGAGAACAGGCCGAATTAGGCGATGAAACATTACGTCGCAGAGAAGCTGAACTAAGCAAAGTTCCTACTGACAAAGCCACAGAAAACATGGTTGATATGACCATGGCACAGCGTGAGTCAACAAAAGCATTGCAAAGTTTTGTTAATGCTGGTATCCTTCCTGCAACCGCAGTACTTAAAACTATGGCAGAAGTTGGCTCCAAGGTCTATAATATTCCTGGAAAAGTTGCACCAGAAACATTTGGTAGCAAAGCAGGATCATACACTGGAGCATCTCGAGGTGGTAGTCTAGAAGCTGCTAGAGAAGCAATCGCCGGCAAAGCTGCCGCTAAAGAAACACCCACTGGAGCTCCTGGAACACAATCTCCAGGATTTAAAGCTACTGCTCCGGCAACTCCTGTTACAGGAACCAGTAAAGAATATTATGACAAGATGTACAATAAGTTACTGGAGGAAGCAAAAAAACAAGGTATTGCAAATCCAGAAGCTATTGCTAAGTTAGGTGCCGCACAAACAAGTTTAGAAACCGGTTACGGTAAACACATGGTCGGTAATAATGCATTTGGTATCAAAGCCAGAGCAGGCGGCGCTAGTGTAGGAGCAAGCACACAGGAATTTGAAAATGGTAAGATGGTTACCAAAACTCAAAGTTTCCGCAAATACAATAGTCCAGAAGAATCTGCTGCAGATTACATTGCGTTCTTAAAAGAAAACAAACGCTATAAAGATGTATTAGAAGCCAAATCAGGCGAAGAAGCTATTGCAGCACAAGGCAAAACTGGTTATGCAACTGACCCAGCATATTTCCAAAAGTTAGCTGACATTAATGCAAAAATGGGTGCTAATGTTTCTGCATTAACCGGAGTCAATACAAAAACAATCGCAACTTCCCCGGCTGGCCCTGCTATTAGCGGATTCAAAACTCAGTTAGCCGGTGTAAAACCAGAAGCAGCCACTCCGCCCTCAAATCAAAATCAACAATCAGAATCAGCCTCGATGATGACCGGAATAATGGACATGCTCAAAGAACAAAAAGGTGGATTTGATGCCATGATTCGCGCTCAAGCAGCTACTGCACAAAACACGAAAAAATTAGTTCAGCGTACTAGCTAACACGCTAAATAATACACTATGGCAATTGATAACGGCAAAAATGGTCGCAACGGCGGCTGGCGCAAATACTTTAAAGTCGCTGACGCAGGCGGACAACTAAGTCCAATCTCAGGCACAAATCAATTTGGATTGCCTGGTTATGCTCGTCAAGGCTCCGTAGGCCCTGGGTTTGCCCCAGGCGGCACAGGCAATGATTTTGCTTTCCGTAACTATGCAAGCCGCCTGCCGGAAGTTTACACAGGACATCCTAATCGTATTGAGCGTTATAATCAGTACGAAAACATGGACATGGATTCAGAAGTTAATGCCTGCTTAGATATTATTAGTGAATTCTCTACGCAAATTAACGAAGACAATGAAACTCCGTTTGACATTCACTTCAAGGACAAACCAACTGACCACGAAGTAGAAATTATTAAAAAGCAGTTGCAACAGTGGACTAAAATGAACAAGCTAGATCAGCGCATGTTCAAGCTGTTCCGCAACACAATCAAGTACGGTGATCAATTATTTGTTCGCGATCCAGAAACATTTGAAATGTACTGGGTTGACATGACCAAAGTGTCACGGGTTATTGTTAACGAATCAGAGGGCAAGCGCCCTGAGCAGTACATCATTCGTGACATTAATCCTAATTTCCAAAACATGAGTGTGGCTAGTAAAACCACACAAGACTACTATGTAAGTCGTCCAACGGGTGCAATGGGCCAAGGCAATGCTGGTACCGGCGCAGGCGGCTCGGGTGGTTATGCTGGTAGTGCCGGTGGTGTAGGTAATAACCGTTTCCAGCAGGCCATGAATGAAAGCTGTCTAGATGCCAGACACATTATACATCTTAGTCTTAATGAAGGATTAGATTTCTTTTGGCCATTTGGACAAAGTATCTTAGAAAACATTTACAAAGTTTATAAACAAAAAGAATTACTCGAAGATGCTGTGTTAATTTATCGTGTACAACGTGCTCCAGAACGTAGAGTGTTTAAAATTGACGTGGGTGATATGCCAAGTCATATGGCCATGCAGTTTGTTGAGCGTGTTAAAAACGAAATGCATCAACGTCGAATCCCCACAGTAACCGGTGGTGGATCAAACATGATGGATGCCAGTTACAATCCACTCAGTATCAACGAAGATTTCTTCTTTCCTTTTAATGGCGCAAGCGGACGTGGAAGTAGTGTTGACACCTTGCAAGGCGGCCAAAATCTAGGTGAAATTGACGATTTAAAATACTTTAATAACAAAATGGCACGTGGTTTGCGTGTGCCCAGTAGTTACTTGCCTACAGGACCAGATGATAGTAGTCAAGCTATGAACGATGGCCGGGTAGGCACAGCACTCATACAAGAATATCGTTTTAATCAGTATTGCATACGTTTACAAAAACTAATTATGCAAAAACTAGATGACGAATTTAAAATGTTCCTGCGCTGGAGAGGATTTAACATTGATGCAGGCCTGTTTGGTATCAGTCTTTGCGAGCCACAAAACTTTGCTAGTTATCGTCAAAGCGAATTAGACACAACTCGTATCACAGCATTTACACAGTTAGAAGCCTTTCCTTACATGAGCAAGCGATTCATGCTCAAACGATTCTTAGGATTAACCGAAGAAGAGATTGTAGAAAATGAACAAATGTGGAAAGAAGAGCGCGACGAGCCAGAATTAACCACAACACAAGGACAAGATCTACGTAGTATTGGAATTACACCTGCAGGTATGGAAACGGATATTGCTACAGGAGAAGAATTGGCCGGCCAAGAAACAGCGGCCAACACCGGTGAACCACAAGGTGCATCAGCAGGCATACCCACAGCCGGAGCTCCAGCCGGACAAGGTGCGCCAGCCGCCGGTGCATCAATACCCGGAGTATAAATACTAGTATGATTTTAAACGAACTCTATGATCGTAGTCCTGATGCTTATCAAGATTTGTCTGCAGATAACAGCCAAACCACGCTTAACAGTCTGCGTAAAACTCGTTTAACTTTGCGTCAAATTAACAAATTGCGTCAAATGAATTCGGTTAGAGAATTTGAATTTAAAGAAAAATTAAAAGATATTCGCAAGCAATATGCCCCAGCACCTGCTGCTCCGGCAATGTAATAAAAATTACATAAAACACCTACTTTTCTCCTCATAAAGCACCGTTATTACTCGTTGATAGTAAATATCTAACGAGCCATTATCTATAGGAGAAATTATGACATCGAAATTTGAACAGTTAATCGAATACGTGATTAACGATGAAGAAGCGAAAGCTAAAGAACTATTCCACGACATCGTTGTGGAAAAAAGCCGCGAAATCTATGAAAACCTCATGGACGAATCAGAAGAGTTAGACGAAGAGTCTGATTCAGAGCGCGATGACCATGCCGAAAAAGCTGGCAAAAAAGTTGCTAAAGACATCGAGTACGACGAACTTCACGAAGAAGACGACGAAGAACTTGACGAAAACTATGGCATGGAAGAAGAATTAATGAACGATGTTGAAACCGAAGAAGAAGGCATCAACATGGAAGATGAATCCGATGCTGAATTTGACGACAAAGCCGAGAATGATGGCGAAGAAATGACCCACGATATGGAAGCCGGACACGATGCAGAAGGCGATATCGAAGATCGTGTAGTTGACTTGGAAGACAAGCTCGACGAACTAATGGCTGAATTTGAGTCATTGATGGGCGGCGACAACGGCATGGATAGTGATTTAGCTGGTGAAGAAGGCGACGAAGTTGAAGGCGATGCAATGGCAGCCGACGACACAATGGCGTTTGATACAGACGAAAGCATGATGGAAAATGTTACATTGGCGGCCGCACCAAAGCCAGTGACAACAGAACCAGCTGGTACAAACACAAAGTCTACAACAGCATTTAACTCAGGCGCAGCCGGTATGGCAGCTAGTCCAGTTAAAATGACCGGCGACACCGCCCAAGGACGTCCTGCTCCTAAAGCTGGTGAATTGATTGGCAAAGTGCAAAACACTCCAGCTTCTGGCAACAAAACATTATCCCCAGCTACAAAACCTGTGACAACACAAGCTGCTGGTGTTAATACAAAAACACCTTTCCCAAAAGGCTAACCCAGAGATATGGCTCGTTACACCTATCTTAAAGAACATCTAAGCTTCACTCAGGCAAGAGCAGAAATCTTGTCCGAGGAAGCCGCTGATGGTTCTGGCAAAAAAGAACTTAAACTCAGAGGCGTTTGTATTGAGGGCGGTGTTCGTAATGCCAACGAGCGTGTATATCCGGTTAGCGAAATTGCCAAAGCAGTAGAAACCATTAACGAACAAATTACCACAGGTCATTCAGTATTAGGTGAAGTTGATCACCCAGATGACTTGAAAATTAACTTGGATCGTGTAAGTCACATGATTGAAAAAATGTGGATGGATGGCCCTGCAGGAATGGGAACTCTCAAGATATTACCTACACCGATGGGCGAACTAGTGAAAACTATGTTGACTAATGGTGTTAAATTGGGCGTCAGTAGTCGCGGTAGCGGCAACGTAAATGACGCAAATGGACATGTCAGTGACTTTGAAATAGTCACTGTGGATGTGGTTGCTCAACCTAGTGCTCCTAACGCATACCCAACAGCTATATATGAAGGCCTTTTGAATCATCAAGGCGGTCAGCAGTTGTTAGATATGTTTAAGGATCCAGCTAAAGGCAACAAAGCACAGAGATTTGTAAAAAGTGAAGTATTACGCTTGATACAAGGTCTCAAGATTGAAGGGAAATAATATGCTAGATGCTATTAAACCGTTATTAGATAGCGAGCTTATTTCTGAGGATGCGAAAGCAGAAATTAATGAAGCTTGGGAATCCAAGTTAATTGAAGCCAAAGAACAAGCCCGTGCAGAACTCCGCGAAGAGTTTGCACAACGCTATGAGCATGATAAAACAGTTATGGTAGAAGCCCTAGATCGTATGGTAACAGAAGGTTTGACCGCAGAATTAGAAGCAGTGAAAGCTGAAAAGCAATCATTAGCAGAAGATCGCGTTAAGTTCCACAGCAAAATGAAAGAAAGTGCTACAAAGTTTAACGACTTTATGGTTACTAAGTTAGCTGAAGAAATTGGCGAATTGCGTAAAGACCGTAAGATGCACAGCGAAGCAATCCAGAAATTGGAAGGTTTTGTTGTACATGCATTGGCTAAAGAGATTCAAGAATTTGCAACAGACAAACAAGACGTGGTTAACACTAAAGTTCGTTTGGTGCGTGAAGCTCGCGGTCAACTTGAAGCACTCAAAGCACGATTTGTATCTGAATCTGCTGGCAAGTTAACTCAAGCTGTTAGCAAACATCTCAAGGCTGAACTCAGTCAATTGCAAGAAGACATTAAAGCTGCTCGTGAGAACAACTTTGGTCGTCGTATTTTTGAAGCGTATGCCTCTGAATTTGGTGCTACTCACTTAAATGAGAAGCAAGAAGTTCGCAAGTTGCATGACACAATCGCTGCAAAAGATGCAAAATTGGCAGAAGCCATTCAGTTCGCACAAAAGGCGAAAGTCCTAGTCGAATCCAAAGAACGCGAAATGCGTATCCTTAAAGAATCTAATCAGCGTGAAGCTGCTTTAGAGGAATTGCTTGCTCCTCTTAACCAAGAGAAACAAGAAGTGATGCGTAATTTGCTCGAAAGCGTACAGACAGCTCGTTTGTCTAATGCTTTTGAAAAGTATCTACCAGCAGTTTTAGAAGATCGTTCCGTAAAAGCCAAAAAAGTAATTACTGAATCATTATCTGAAGCCACTGGCGATAAATCTGCCCGCAGTCCAGATGCAGATCAAGTAGCTGAAAATAACAGCAATGTGATCGATCTAAAGCGTTTGGCAGGGCTGTAAATCCAAATAAAAAAAGGAGACTTAAATGTCACAAGAATTATTAGAAGGTCGTTGGAGCGAGACTAAAGACGCACTCTTGGAAGGTTTATCCGGTTCTAAGCGTACATCCATGTCCGTTATCCTCGAAAATACAAAGAAGTACTTGAGTGAGAATGCTAGTTCTGGTTCCACTGCAAGTGGTAACATCGCTACATTAAACCGTGTGATTCTGCCAGTTATTCGACGTGTTATGCCAACAGTTATCGCTAACGAGTTGGTAGGCGTACAGCCAATGACAGGTCCTGTTGGTCAAATCCATACTTTGCGTGTACGTTATGCACAGAGTTTGAATGACACATCAGCAGCCGCTACAAGTGTAACAGCCGGTCAAGAAGCGTTAAGCCCATTTACCATTGCTACAGCATATTCCACAGTGCCACAGACACAAGGTACAGCTACTGGCTATACTGGTAACAACACAGCAGTAATGGAAGGTAACGGCGGTAAGCAAATTTCTGTACAGATCTTGAAACAAGCTGTTGAAGCTAAGACACGCAAGTTACAAGCTCGTTGGACATTTGAATCTGCACAAGACGCACAAGCCATGCATGGTATTGACGTTGAAGCAGAAATTATGGCTGCTCTAGCACAAGAAATCACTGCTGAAATTGATCAAGAGATCCTCTTGTCTTTATCAACATTGGCTGCTACTGAGTACACATACAACCAAGCTACTGTATCTGGTACTGCTACA